TTGCCACTACAGCTACTAGCCAAGTTGTGTCACTACGCAACACCGTTCCTTGCACTATCTAATCTAAACCGTCGTCTAGCTTATGTACTTAATATAACATATCTGTAAGAGAAGTCAACCTATTTTTTCAACATTTTCGGCATATCTTCTACCTTTTTTTTCTAGGTACGTATATACAACTTTGTCTCCATCTGAAAATTCATAATTCACAGTTTCGTAGTAAACATCTTGTCTTAATGATTTCCATCGATCAGGCAGAATAGTGCCGTATTTTTTTCTTTTGCTGCTTTTTATAACTGTTCCTGTGTGTTCCATAATCGCTCCAATACAATGTACTTATCATAAAAATAGGCCCCGTAGGGCCTATTTTATTAACTTTTATATTAGCCTTAGCTGAATGATACGTTTGCAACGCTTACACGAGCTAGGTAATCAGCAGCATTGCCTAAAGACGATGCTGTGTTGTTTAGCTCAACATAACCGTAACGTGTCATGAAGCTCACTACTGGCTCAAATGATGTTGGATCTAGTACAACACCACTTGACATTAGTGGGATATATGGGCAATAGAACGCTGCTGCGTCTGATTCAGAAGAACCTTTATAACCAATTAGTACATCTTGAGCGTCTGATGCATATGTGTTTACATATACTTTCATTGCGTTGTTTAATGTACCAACCATTTTAGTGTTAGTTGGTGCTTCGAATGTGCCTTCTGTAGTACGTGCAAACGCTGAAGTTGTTGCAGACTGTAGGACTGTTAGTGTGTGTGGTGACACAACTGCCCAGTTACCTGCACCACGGCGTGTGCGCTGTGCAATTTTGTTAGATGCACGGTTAATCATAACTGCTAGAGCAGCATGTTCGTCACCAACAAATGTAGCTGTACCAGATACGCTGTTTTGATCAAACTGTACGTCTGATTCAGCTGAACCTGCTAGGCTGTATAGAGATGCAATGATCTCTTGGTCAATTTCAGCAGTAATTTCTTGTGCTAGAGCAGCCATAATTTCTGCTTCAACATCGATACCGTGCTGTGATTGTGCATCCTGAGCTGCCTCAAAAGTCCAACGTGCTGATAGCTTACGTGTTTTAGCTTCAACAGTCTGTTTCAAGATCTGAATGCTTAGTTTGTTACCAGCTGTACCTTCCATTGCTGCTGTAGCGTTAGCTTTACCAGCATCGGAACCAGCTTCATCACCTGAATAACCAATAGCTAGTTTGAATGGGCTTAATGCTTCTTCACCTGCTGTTGCGTCATCAGCTGTGTCTGAGTAACGTACTCTTAATGTGTGGATTTGACCCACTGGACCAGTCATTGGTTGTACACCCACAATCTCGTTAGCGATGACTGTTGGCATAACACGTCTGATTACTGGAAGAATCACACGATTTAGTGTTGCGATGTTACCGGCAGATGTAGCACCAGCAGTTGCAGTCTCCATTAAATACTTGCGAGTATTTTCTAGTGTGGAAGCCATTACTGCTTTCTTTGTGCCTGCTAGGCCTTCAAGAAGTGCGCTTTTTGTATCGTGCCAGCGACTTTCTAATAGTTCTGACATTGGTTTCTCCTTATTATAATCCAGCTAAACGCTTAATAGCAACTACGTTACTATCTTCTGCGCTTGCTTGTATGTCATTTGGTTGTGATTGCTCACGGTTGCCTGTTATTTCTTTTGCCTCTGCCAATACTGCCTTCTTCTTTGCTGGACTTTTACCGTCAATAACTGCCGGTAGATACTTGTCAAACGATTCACGAAGTTTCTTCGTTTGTACAGATTCCAGTAAGTCTGTCATAATTTCCTTTTGATCCTTGTTTAGAGGAGCAGTCAGTTCATTAATTGTGTCTTTGCGAGCGACTGACTCATTGATTTGTTTAATCTTTGTGTCTTGCGCTTCTGCAAGTCTTATTGCCTTTGCCGCAGCTTCACGAGCTTCGCTAATTTGCTTGTCTTTAGTGCTAACTACTTTTAATAGTTTTGCTGTTTCAGACTTTTCATTTAGTAAGCTATGTGTATATTCGTTGCTAAATGCTTCGAATATTTTGCGACCAAAGTCATTTTTACGTGCGCTATCAATATCTTCTTTAAGTGCGGTAATTTCTTGTTTCAATCCTTTACCTACTGTTTCCGATACTAATGCTGCACTTTTCTTGATAAAGTTAGACTTAACTTTTTCAAGTTGACTTTTACCTTCACGTACTAAACGTACTTTAGTTTCGGCTAGGTCCTTTTTATCTTCATAAAACTCTGCAAGTTCTTTAGCAAGTGACTCTACTACAAACTCTTCCATTGCAACAAACTTGTCAGCCATTGCTTTTTGATCTGAGTGTAATTCTGTTACTTCTTTTTTCAACGATTCTAACACAAAATCCTTTAGTAGGTTTGCGTTTTCACGTTGTGCAACAGCAAATTTAGCTTTTGCTTCTGCAAGCTGTCTACGATCGTCTTGGAATTCTGCAATTTCTTCAGCTAGTTTTTCAGTTACTAACGAATCAATTGCTTCAACCATAGTTTGTTTGTCATGCTCATATTTGCCTGCAAACTCTTCACGTAGTTCAGCAGTAACAGCAAGGCGATTTTCTTTCACCTTAGCGTTCCATGCCTCTTCAAGTTCTGTACGAACTTCTTCTGAAATAGCAGTGTTTTCAAAGAGTGATTTCAGTGCATCATTCATTTGTTTCTCCTTGGTCACTGGAGTTTGTCTATTATATTTAATAGACTCTCTTTAATATATTTTTGTGCCTTTTTGTCGCCTTGTACTTCCCTAGCTGTATGGAACGCCTTTAAACCACCCTGGGTGTTCATAAGATGCTCATAAATTGGTGTAGGATAAGCACCGGGGGCGCTGGGCTGAGCCACTACGTCCACGGTGATTATTTCAAAATCAGTTACTTCTCCTGATCCATCTTCTTTTACATTGCCGGACCCACGTGATGAAACACCTAGTTTAACGCCGCTTTCAAGCATTGTTTTAACTAATTGTCCCATTGGAGTCGGCAAGATTTTTAACTTGCCATAACCGTTTGGTCCATCCATCCACATTTCTGAGATCATATGGCTTACCCGGTCCAAGTTAATGTTAAGTCCTTCTGGATGATCTACTTCTCCCAACACTGAATAGCCACCACTTATTTGTTCGTTGAGTGTGGTGACAGCCCTGCCAATCTCGTTAACGGGATAAACACGCTGATTTGCGTTGCGTACTCCGCCTTGAATGCAAATACCTTTCATAAAAAGATCTTTGCCGTCATTAGCAGACTCAACAACAATTTTAGCTTGGTCGAAATTCAGATGTTCTTGAATTAAATTCATCAATCAGTCCTTAATTACTTTGCTCTTTTTGGAGCACCATTTAGCATTGAGCCAGCTGCTTTATCGTCGCTGCCTGCCATTGCTGGTTTTTTTGCTGCTGTCATTGACTTTGAAGCTTTACCACCTGGTTTGTTCACGTTACCGTGATCGTCAGTTTTTGGTGCTGCTGCTTTGCCGCCTGTTTCATCAGCTGAACCTTTTGCAATATTAGCACTTGTTCCGCCCATATTGTTTGGTTTTGCTACTGCTGATTTTGTACCATCTGTACCTGCATCACCCATTGACGCTGCTACTTTGTCTGTGTACTCACGCATAATTTCGCCTGCTGACTTAGCAGATTCGTCAACTTCTTCATCAGTTGCTTCTTCTACTTCTTCGTCTGCTTCAAAAGCAATTGCTTCTTCTTCAGCTTCGTCGTCGTCGCCTTCTTCTGAATCCATATCCATTGGCATTTCGTCGCCCATGTCTTCATCATCAGCTGGTGCTTCGTCGCCCATCATTTGATCAAATTCTGCTTTTAATTCGTCAAGCATATCTTCGATGTCAGTTAAACGATCTTCAACATCACCTTCGTCTTCGTCGTCCATGCCCATATCTGGTTCCATGTCCATATCGCCAGCTTCATCGTCCATTCCAGGCATTTCAATTGCTGCTGCCATGTCGTCAGCTGGATCGCCTTCAACTTGTGGCTCATCAAAGAAGCTTTCTTCTACTTCTTCGTCAGCTTCGTCTAATTCTTCTTCTGACTCATCAACTTCTTCATCAGTTGCTTCGTCTAGGTCTTCATCATCTGATTCATCTAGATCTTCGTCAGTTGCTTCTTCTACTTCTTCATCAGTTGTTTCTTCAACTTCAACTTCTTCTTCAGATAGTAGTGTTTCATAAATGTCACGTGATTTTTCTACCACGATTTCATGGAAAAGTTCTTCTGCACCAGTACGATCTTCGTTTACTAGGCGCTCAAGCATCTCTTCAAACTTGTTGCGTTCAGTCATGTTTTTCTCCTTTGATTGTTACAAGGCTGTCTATTATATTTACACTTTATTTAAAATATACGCTTAAAATGGTGTAAAAACAGCGTGTTTTTACACAGGTAATACTTTTAAGCTGAATTTTTGAACAAATTCAGGTATTGATTGATGATATAAGTTCTGCAAATCTTTTAATTGATCTGGTACAAATCCTCTATTGTTTTCTGTTACTCGGATGTATTTAGTCCTAGGATTGGTGTTTATAGTCATAGTAGTTTGACGTACCCAATTACCATAATATGTGGCACGTTCGTCGCTTCTTTTATAATTTTTTGTATCTGCAAATAGGTTATTTACTTTATCATTATCGCTACCGATACCTAAGTAATCAAACCCTAAAATGTAAATTGTTTTATACTTGTGTGTACTAGCCAACCATAAGGCAGTAGGACCACTACTCCATCCTTTATTAGGATTTAGTAAATTTAAACCTTCAACTGTTTGTGAATATTTGTTAGGATTAGTGTATACTTTGTGTTCTTTATAATAACCGTGGCTTGCAATTTCCATAACCATTTTAGTATCAACTGCAATTAAATGATCTACTGCACATTCTCTATAAACTGCATTACAGGCATAGATAGTGCCATGTTCTTTTAGTGTAGGTATTGAAATTTGTTTTCGACTTGTGCCATTTCCAAGCACAAAGGCTATATCAGACATTAAATTCCAGCTTGTGCTTGTGCTGCTATTCCATACATTTGTTTAACAAAATTTAACTCTTCGGCTTCTTCCGAACGTTTCATGTCACTTGCTTTACGCACTTTATTGATGTCTTTGAGTGTAAGTTTTGCTTTTCTAGTATCAGACATTTGCATAATGCTCTTATCATCAGAAGCATCGTACCTATCATTTTCAGTAGGTTCTAAAGTTTCGTCATCAAAATAAAACAATTCTCTTAATATCATAATACTATTTACCTTTATTAAACTGTTTGATCTGTAGGCTCGCCTAAATCGGCACCTCCTAAGTCGTCAGCTGTTGTAGTTTCGGGAGGAGTGTCCTCGCCTCCATCGACGCCGCCTAAGTCGTCATCTAATCCTGTTTCCAATCCACCTAAGTCTCCACCTAAGTCTCCACCAGTTACACCAGCTGAACGCATTTCTGCGCTGCCTTCTGCATCAGTTGGTTGTAGATTTTCATCGTTTTCTTCACGCCATAAACGTTCATTCTCTGCAATTTCTTCTTCGCTCATTCCTAAGAAACGTGACATAGCAAATCTGTTAGAAATATAAGGTATAGCACTCATTTGTGAGAATGTACCAATTCTATTATTATCAAGTTCTGCTTGACGATAACTTGCAAAGTTTTGTGGTGGATTTAGTTTTACATCAAACATTGCAAAGTCAACATTTGCACCTTTACTATCTAGATATAATTTGAATTCTGTATTAAATACTTCCTCAACCATGCTTTGTAGTCGTTCGCAATACTTATTAAAGCGTAACTCTTGAATGTATGCAGTTCCTACTCTACCGTCGTTGTACTGACTTGCTCCGTCATCAGCCCCTGTAGGTAGATAGCTGGAAGGAATTCGTAAGCCGCGTACGAGCTTATTAGTAAAATATCTGAGATCATCAATTTCTCCTAAGTTAGTACCGCCTGGCAGTGTTTCGACTTTAGAGCCACGTCCTTCAGCAGTTTGTGGAAAAAAGTAGTCTTCGTTGATTGACAGCGGATTATAACTACTGTCTATGACATTTTGTCCTCCGCCAGTCTTAGATGGGATACGTCTTTGATGTATTTCCGTTTTAACACGTTCCACAAATTGCATAGCAAGGTGTGATGGCATGTTGCCCACATCAACGTAGAATACTCTGCGCTCTGGCGCACGTTGTACTCGATAGATGATAATAGCATCTTCGAGTAATTCTTTTTGTTTGTATACTTTGAAAATACTTTCAAGTAAACTATTACCAAACGGAAAATTTTGATCTAATCCTTCGCTCATTGACAAGTGAACAACATGATTAGCATCTACAAAAGTTTCTTTTTCGCCTTGTTCAAATCTACTTGTTCCGCCAGCAGGTGTATTATTACCACCAGTCATGCCTTGTTGCTTAACTTGCTGATAACCGTTAGTACCGCCTGGGCCATAACTGTTTTGTGTGTTTAAAGGAGTAGCTTCTAAATTATCAAAACTAAAATTTAAATTCTTTATTGCATATTGTTCTGGACGTTTGCCGTCGCTTTCGTTGACGATAATTTTTGTAACTTGACTTGGATCTACATGAAACCATTTTTGTGTTTCAGGATCTCTAACAAAGAAACCGTCTCCGTATTTGAAAACATTACGCATAATACGAAACATACGTGTTTCAAATTTATTTAACTTACACCATTGTTTCAAATATTGTCCTAATATTTGAATTTCTATGTTCGTTGCTTTTTTATTAAAGTCTAAACTAAAGTGTGTATCGTTATCATTTGTTTTTTGTGTACAAAATTCTGCAAGAATATCAAGTGCAGCATTTACTTCACTATCGCTATCCATAGTATTATATTGATTATAACGTTCAATACGATTAGGAGAACCTACATATACATCTGGTAAATGTGATGAATAGTTTGCCGCTGCTGGTCCCATACCTGTGCCTTGGCCTTGTTTAAAGCTGAAAGGACTATAACTTCCACCTGGGTTATTTCCAGTTGGGACTGGTTTAAAATGTTTTTTCCAACTCATCGAGCGACCCCTTTCAGTACATTGCCTTGCAAGCCTTTAGTTGCACGTAGATTTTTAATCCCTGTGTCTAATTGTTGTTGATTGATGCTTGCAACGTTATGTATACCTGCATTCAGATTATTAATTGAATCGTTTAAGTTCTTAATCATGGCATTGAGTTCATTATTATTATTACTTATCTGTGACGTTTTGTCAACCGAATTTACTTGATTTTCCTGTGCATTAGCTACAGCTTTCATTCTTTCTGATATTTTATTCATTACATCAAAAGTTTTCATTCGTCCTGTGACATTAGCTCTGCCGCTTACTATCTCTGGACCACGTTCTCCTACGATTCCAAATTCATCATCTGAAATCATACCGCCGTTATCAAAGCCTCCGGCATAGCGTCGACCACTTGCTTGTGCTTGTTGAAAACGTTCAATTGCTCCTAAAGTATATCGTTGTGCATCAGCAACAGTCGTTTGTATTTCGTTTGATAAGTTTGCTTCTGCTAACGCAACTCTAGCTTCAGCTTGTGTAATTAATTCTTGTGTCTGTTGCATAGGACCTTCTAGCCCAGTAAAGCCTTCGCTAGTTAATTGTGCTTGTTGTTCGTGCAATCTAGCCAATTCGGCTTGTGCATCTGAAAGTTCGGTTCTTGCTGCTGAAACTGCTGTTGTAACATCTTCAGTTGTAGAAATATCATTTTCATTTAAAGCATTTGAAACATCCATTTCAAGTTGATCAGCTAAATCAGCAGCAGTACCGTCGCCTAGCACAACTTCTTCTGCATCTAACGGAACCGTGTCTGCTGAGAAAGGAAATCCTTCATTTAATCTATCAATTGCGTCTCTTGCTGGATTCAATACACCACTAATAGCTTCTTCGACTTGTCTACGTAATGCAGCATCATCTCCCATTGCTTCTGTAACTTTAACCAATGCAGTTTCAGCTGCACCTACTAATGCAGGTAGCGCAGTTTGTTGAACATACATAACTGTTTCACGTAATGCTTCTTGCATGTCAACAGTCTGTCTAATAATACCGCCAGCACCCATTTGACTCTGTTGTTGATCAGCAATGGTATCTCTTAAACTACCTATTACAGCAGATAAATCGTCTGCGCCTTCTGCTGCTGATGTAATACCTCTACGTAAATCAAAACTACTTTCTAACATGTCAGCTGCATTAGCGCCAACATCACTAAAGTTACCTAATAGAGCTAAATTAGCAAAATCAGGAGACTCCATTCCTTCAACACTTGCGCCAATTGCATCATCTAGTAATGCTTGTGCTTCTTCGGCACTAGCACCGTTACGTATTGCGGCTGCATATGCTTCGTATTCATCGATTACACTAGGTAATGCTTTTGCAATGTCTTTACTTGCATCACTAACTGGAGCACCAAAGGCTACTAAATCTTGTATTAGCGTTTCAAATCCTGGTCCTAACTCGCCAGCAGTTTGCAATCCTTCTTGCAATGCCATTGCTTGTTCTTCTTCAAGAGTAGATAGTAGTGCTTGCACTTGACCGTTTCTACGTCTTTGTCTCATTTCCTCTGCAATTTGATCTCGTTGCTTGCCTGTTAGTTTGCTCAATTCGTCTAAAGTAGTTGCAAATTCCATTGCATTTCGATTAAGAGTTCCGTCAGTACGCATCCTACGCATACCTTCAACAGATTGTAAGTCAGCAAAAGTAGCAAGAGATTCGTTTATATCTTTTACATCATATCCTAACATACGTAAATTTGTACCAAAGTCGCTATCTAAAAAGTCTTTACTCATTTGAATAAAACTTTGTGTAGCATCTTCCGTTGTTCCTCCAAGCACCCTTAACGCATTTTGGTTTTTCATAAAAAACTCTGTCATGTCTTTTACTTCCATGCCCATTTCGGCTGCACTTTGTTTAATATCAACTATGCTTGCACCAAAAGTAGCACCAATGTTAGTAAGTTGCTGATATTCTTTTAAACTACCTTCTGCAAATTGTACAAGACCGGCTATAGCTTTTCCGGCTGTGCCTAAAATCTTTGTGTTTGATTGTAAGGCGTCTGAATATGCACTTAAATTTTGAGATCCGCTTAACAAATTACCGGCTAAACCTAGACCGGCAGATGCCGCACCTTTTATTTCATTTGTAAACATACTCAAGACGTTACTGGTATCAGCCAATTTAAAATACTCCAAGTTAATGATAAAATAAATATCATATAGTATATTTACCTGACAGGACAACTAATATGACCAATCAAAGCATTTTAAAAAAATATAGAAGGCAACCAAAGTTACAAATTGATTTACCAAGTGGTGGATCGTTTTATCCAAATGGTGCTCTATATGATAATCAACACAGTGATATCCCGGTGTTTAGCATGACCCCCAACGATGAAATTATGTTTAAAACTCCAGATGCTTTGATCAATGGAGATGCTACAGTAGCAGTAGTAAAAAGTTGTATACCTACAATTACCGATCCTTGGAGCATACCAACAATTGATATTGACACAGTAATGGTAGCAATGCGTATTGCAAGTTACGGAGATACTATGAATGTGCAAAAAGTTTGCGGAGAATGTGGATCAGAAAACCAGTATGAAATACCCTTGTCAAAATATTTAGAATCATATCTTACAAAGAAATTCAACGACAAAGTTGAAATTGATAATTTTACTTTTCATTTGCGTCCGTTAAGTTATAGAGAATTTACAAACGGACAAAAAAAGTTATTAGGTGTAAGAAGATCATTAAATCAAATTATTACAAATAAAGAATTTGACGAAGATGCAAAAGCAAAAGCAATGGATCCGTTGTATGTACAACTTGCTCAAGCACAATTAGATTCAATATACAATGCAATAATTGGAATTGAAGTCGACGGTGAGATTGAACAATCTAGACAGGAAGTAGTTGACTTTTTTAATAATAACGATACCAAGTATATTGCAAAAGTAAAAGACGCTATTGAAAACAATTTTAAAAATTGGTCTCCTCCTTTGCACAAAGTACAATGTATTACTTGCAGCCACGATGAAGACATGAAAGTTACACTGGACACATCGGATTTTTTCGGGAAAGGCTAGTAGGACTATCTGACGAAGAAGTATATCTGCTAGCCGATGAAATGGAAAATGAAATAAAACAAATCAAAGACAATTGGTATCGTGTTGGATGGTATATGCGAGGTAGTGCAAATATTCACGATCTAATTAGTGATACTGATGTAGGTGACTTGGAGATTTTCAACAATATTATAAAAGATAATATTGAAACTAGTAAAAATACTAAAATGGCATGGATTTAATTATTGTGGTCCAGGTGTAGCATCTGGATTTACTGGCATTCCAGGTTCGCTTGTTGTGCTAGGTGCCGGTGGTGCTTGATTACCATCTTGTCTACGTCTTTCAACTTCTGCATTACCATCGCCTCTGCCACCGGCTACCGGTGCAGTAGTAAGTGATCCAAAGTCTTCTGCCATCATCATTTCTCGCTGACGTCTGTTATAATAAGGAACTCGTTTGCTTTCAAGACTGCTTCCTGGAGGAAATATCATATCTTGGAAGACAAGTCTAGCCCACTGCGATGTAGCATATGCCTGTCCGTTTATACCTGGTATATCTCTTGCACCGGGATCTGTAAAACCACTTGCTTCTGCTGCTCCGCTGGCTGCAAAAAAATCTTCGCTGCCAACTAAACCTCCAGTAAGATTATTCAGTGCTGACGCTGCGCCGTTTAGAAGATTTCCTGCGGTTTCAACACCGCCTTGAATCATTGCACCAAACAAAGATTCTTGACCCCATGCAACTATCCAATCAACTAATGCTTTTTGTACAACAGGCTGAGTAATCAAATATATTGCAAGTTGAAATCCAGCTTCTGTTGCAATAGCACTTAGTATTGCAGGAACAGTACCAATACCGGTTGACCCTGCAGCAAGTTGACCGCCTCTTACAACAGTTCGTATGCCTCTAATAATTGCTGCACCTCTTTTACCAGCTCTCAGTGTAGCCAACATAATTGCTGTAAGTTGTACAGCATACATGCCCCACGCAACTTGTATTTTATCTACATATTCAGCTTCGGTAATTTCACCAGCAGCAAATTCACCTTCGATATTTGCCATGGTTATAAGTATGCTATTTCTAATTTGTTCTTCTACAAAGAACGCTCTTAACAAACGCATAAAGACTCTACCAAAGCCGCTATTCATTAAGGCAGTTGTTTTTGGAAAGGACGTCCTGTTGATTGCACCTATTTGTCTAACACGTTGTTTAGCATTACCGGGAAACATTCGTGGATTTACTTTATTATCTGCAAATTGAGTGCGCAAACCAGGACGTTGTCCTCTAAGACTCCAACGGTCTTTTAAATCAGTAGCCATACGCTGTGCTTCTCGCATAGTAGAAACACCACCTTGACCTACAGTAAATCTAAATACATCATTGCCTGCTATAAACATATAGCCATTAGCCATCTGTCTTACAGTTGTAGGAATACTAACGCTAGGTGACTCCTTCAAGATATAATTGTTTTTATTTGTTACATCACTTAATTTCATTTAGAACTGTTCCAAGTATTATAATGTATTTAGTTATTATAAGTTGAACAAAGTTCAACTGTGTTTTCGTTACACTCAA